GCACTTATCATCATCAGCGGCACCCTAAAGCGCCCAAATATTCCCGATATTTCCCGCGTTTTCCCGTTCATCTGTACCATCCGTGTGCCAAGCGGGCCTTGGCACAACATGGAATGGCACAACGATGGCAACACTGCAGAACCGCAATGGCCGCTGGCGCGCTATGGTGCGCCGCAAGGGCCATAAAGAACAAACCCGCACATTCCCGACGAAGACAGCCGCCAAGACCTGGGCTGACCGCGTGGAGCGGGAAATGGCCGACCTTGAAGCGCGAGGCGGAACTGCCGGCGAAGGAACGACAGTCGCTGAACTGATCGCCTGGCGCACCCACGACCTGGCCAGCGTGAAAGCAGTGTCCAAGACGCAGACCGGCAACATGACACGCCTGCAGGAGAGCTTGGGGCACATCGTGGTCCGGCAACTGACTGCCGGGGACGTCATCGAGCATGCCCGGCGGCGAATCGGCGGTGACCACATGACGGGCGACGGGGTCATTATCCCCGCTTGCGCACCCGCAACCATGAACGTAGAGCTAGGCTACCTGTCTGAGCTGCTGAAGCTTGGAGCCGCGATGAAGGGCGTGAAGCTGCTCTCGGACCCTGTAGCCGAGGCCCGCCCTGCATTGCGCCTGCTGGGCTTGGTGGGTAAGTCGAAGCGCCGCGATCGACGGCCGACAGAGCTGGAGCTGCAGCAGCTACGCGACCACTTCGCCCGGGCGGCTTGGCGCTCCCAGATCCCAATGGTGGACATCATCGACTTCGCCATCCTGTCAGCGAAGCGCGAGGGCGAGATAACGCGTCTGCTGTGGTCGGACGTCGACCCCACCACGCGAACCGCCCTGCTCCGAGATGCCAAGCACCCCCGAAAGAAGGCCGGCAACCATAAGCGTTTCCCGCTTTTGGGCGACGCGTGGACTATCGTCCAGCGTCAGCCGCGGATTGCCGGCGAGGACCGGATCTTCCCTTACAACACGAAGTCGATCAGCACCTCGTTCACCCGGGCCTGCATCCGGTTGGCCATTGTGGATCTGTGCTTCCACGACCTGCGGCACGAAGCCACCTCACGACTGTTCGAGCAGGGCTACGACATCCCCGAGGTGGCGTCGGTCACGCTGCATGAATCGTGGAACGAGCTGAAACGCTACACCCAGCTTCGGCCTGAGTCGCTACACCGTCTCCCTGCAGGCCAGACCTGACCTGGCTGCAGCCGTTCGGCTCGCCGGCGAGCGTTACCCCTCCCAGCCGAACGGTGGCTTGATGTGCAGCTTGGCCAACCTGTTCGCACGTACCGCCTCCCGGTATGCCTCGATCTTGGCCACATCCTCGCGCAGGCGAACCTCATGCCTGGTCACCCACATCTCGGCGCCGGCACGGCCCTGCTCGTAGCTGGTACACCAGCGGAACGGCCCGCCAGGGCCATGCCGGTGTCGGTCAAGATTGGCGATCCAGATCCCGTCGCCTACCCGTTGTGTCATCGCCACTACCCACACGCCGTTGCAAGCGATGACCGTCGGTGCATCGTTGGGGAGGCTGGCAGAACGTGTCGTCCAGTAGAAGTCGGCGGGCAGCGGCATGGCCGGCAGGATACGGCTGGACGTCGCAAAGGCTGCGACGAGTCGATGGTTGCCAGACAGCTGAGAAGAAGAGCGACGGCGGAGCAAGGGTAGGACTCGGGTTGCCGTCTTCCCCTTAATTAGAGATTTATGCCGCGCCCATCGGAACACCGCAATTTCTGCAACCTGGCATTTCAGTCGAAGATTAATTCAATAAAAACAATTACTTAAATAAATTTCTCAATAGCAACAATAGGGCAACCTTAGAGCAACCAGATTGCACAATCCTACCGCAACCGGGCGGCAGAAAAATGTCCTTATAAATCAATGACATTGCACTACGCCCTTCAGAAAATTGCCCTAAATTATCATCCACTGCAATCTCTCTTTTCCAATACATTCAAACACTTACATAGCATGCGAAGGTGGGGTCGCAGAAATTGCCATTCTCCGGACACCCCCCATCCCCTAAACGGGAAGCACGGGTGACACAACGCCCTCACGGCGCTGCGGAATCGCCCCTTTCCGCGCAGGGAACCGCAGGGCCAGCCAGTGCCTGGGAACCCCGGAGAACGCCATACAGGGCCGGGGCTGGGCCGTTCCGCAGGGGGTGCAGAAAAAGCACCCTATGAAGTGCGCAGGCGTGGCGGGGAGACGAGTGCGCACGCCAGGGGGTAGAGGGCAAAATGGGGGGATGACCACTGCCGATCAGCTCCCCATTCCGGTTGTCCGGGTGTCCCCCACCGGCTCTGCCTTCACCACCAGCACGGATGTGGCCGCATTCTTCGACAAGCGCCACAGCCATGTACTGCGGGCCATAGAGAGCCTATTGAGCGACTTGAGGGAGCACGTTCAGTGGCAAGACCGGGCGGACGTGGATGAACAATCGGATGCTGACGACCATCAGCCCAAAATTGGGCTGATGGTCCCCGAGGATCTCTTCGAGGCGGCAGAGGTGGAGGTAAGCATCGGAAGTGGCGCCATCCGGCGCGATCCGATCTACAACCTGACCCGTGACGGGTTCGCCCTGTTGGCGATGGGCTTCACGGGCAGGCAGGCGCTCGCCTTCAAGCTGGCCTACATCTCAGCGTTCAACGCGATGGAAGCCAGGCTGCGCGAGCCCTACGTGGCCCCCTTGGCTGAGGATCTGGAGTTCGCACGGGGTCTGCGCGTCAAAGACAAGATCATGCTCCACGAACAGGCCTACAGGGCCTCCCGTGCGCTGACCGCCGCCACGAACGACGACGAACGCCGCCAGGCCTATTGGCAGCTGTATCAGGTCAACACAACCCTTGGCATTCCAATGCCCACCAGGGAAGCATTGGGAGTGACGCCCTTGGCCACCAGCAACCGGCTGCTGCGCGGTCCAGACCGGAGTGATGGCTGAGTCCAGCCACAAGAAAGCCGCCCGTAGGCGGCTTGTGGTGGGCTGGATTGTGGGTGGGTTACGGGCTGGGCAGGCGGGACCGTGCCACGTCGAAGTAGTGCCCGGTCATCTCGATGCCGGTCCAGCTGTAGCCCTCAAGATCCGCGGCCACCAGCGTGGTGCCCGATCCGGCGAAGGGGTCGAGGATGCGCCCGCCTTCCTCGCAGATCCTCACCAGCTGGCGCATGAGGTCGGTCGGCTTGCCGGTCATGTGGTGCTTGTCCACCTTGCGGACCTTCTCGCGCACGACGCCAGGCAACACCGGCGCACGCCGGCCGGGGGGCATATGGCCCTTGCTACCCCACACGACGTACTCGGCCTGGTTGCGGAAGCGGCCGAGCTGCGGCCGCACGCCCTCGGTCTTGTCCCAGACAGCCACGCCGCGCCAGGTGAAGCCAGCACATTGCAGGGCGTCAGTGGTCAGCGGCAGCTGTCGCCAGTCGGTGAACAGCAACACCGGGGCGCCCTCCTTCAGCACTCGACTGCATTCGGCCAGCCACAGGCGCATCCATGCGAGGTGCGAGCGCTGATCGCGTTCATCGCCGACAAAGTCGGCATGCAGCTGCGGGCCGTTGCTCTGCATGTACTTCACCTGGGGAGACTGCTGGCGGGACGCGGCATGCGTGCCACCACTGGCATACGGTGGGTCAGTGATGAGGGCGTCGAAGCTGTTGGCCGGCAGGGTCGGCAGGACGGTCAGCGCATCGCCGTGGATCAATTCGTTCTTCATGGGTAGAGCCTTCTTCGTGGTGTCGCTCGCGGCGATCCGTGGAGAGGCTCTGGGCCTTCATATGGTTCATATCCCCGCAACGGGGGCATTTCATCTGTAGGTCATAGTCGCCTGCGGCCTTGGCCAGCAGGCGAGCGCATGCGCCGCAGCGCAGGTTCTGGCGGCCGTTCATCACGCAGCGGCCCCCAGCTCGAAGGGGTTAAAGCGGATCACCTCATCGCCCAGCCATTCGTTGAGCGCGGTCAGCCGCGTCTGCAGTGGTGACAGTTCCATCGCAGTCCACACGGTCGCGGCCTCACGGATCGAACCAAAGCCACCGCTGTTCTGCGGCACAATGCCCAGCAGCTGCGGCGGGGTGCGCAGCGAGGCGAGCATGTCGTCGCGGGTCACGCTCTTGATGCCGGTGAACTCATCTTTCGCTGCAACCTCGCTGACGGGAATCAGTTTGAGGCCATCCTTGCTTCCGCCCGGCGAATGCAGGAACAGGTTGCGGAAATTGCCCGGCCCGCGTGACTCACGCAGCGCGTTACGGATGCCGTCCACATCGTCTTTCTCGGTCAGGGAGTCGGTCAGGTACAGGATGAAGCCGGCGTGCGATCCGTTGTTGTAGTACTTCCGGCGGAACAGCGTCGCCGATTCGTTCAGCAGGGCCGACTGAACGGCCGGCATCCATTCCGGTAGCCCGTAAATCTCCTGATCAACATCTGCCTCGCGGAGCTGGAACACATCGCCGCGAGCAAACTCATGCTCGATCTTGCCGGCGCGGATCTGGAAGAACTCGCCCGGCTCCACGCCTCGGCGAACGTACTTGGCCAGCGGCACCGCCAGGGAGTGATTGACACCGGACATAGCGCGGCGGCGTTCGACATAGGCCATGCCAAAGGTGATGTAGTCCAACGCCAGCTGTGCGAACGCCTCACGGCTCAGCAGCTTGTGGGGCTTGAACGTGCTCACCAGCATGTTGCGCTTGAAGGTCAGCCCGCTGTGGAGATAGGGGTTTGCGCGGGTGGTGCGCGACAGCCCGTGCAGATCCACCGGTGGTTCGAAGTACCGCCCGTTGCGCCAGCATTCGAGGTAGTCGAGGATGCCGCGAGAGTCCAGCACGGGCGTGGGGTCGCCGAAGGTGAACGCCTCAACGCCGGCAGGGGCGGTCACGGTAGTGCCCTGGTCAGGGTCAGTCATCAGCAAATCTCCATGGTGCTGCGCGCAGCGGTGCCGCCTTCCAGCGGTTCATTCTGCAGTGCGTGCATGAGTGCCCACGCCAGATCGGCGTGGCCTGTGGTGCGCGAACGCCCGGCCGTGTAGGTGACCTGGCGCCCGCTCGGGGTAATGGTCTTTTGGATCGCCAACAGCGACTGCGTGAGGTCGGTCCAACCCGCGTCGTATTCCAGTCGCTCGTTCTTGATGACGTCGAACGCCTTCAGCACCAGCCGGGTCTTCACCTCGGGGGAGTAGTTGAAGATCGTCACGCCGGGGAAGAACTGGCGCACCAGCTGGGCCACGCCGGTGCCCATGCCGGTTGCGTCGATGCCGATATAGGTCACCCAATACCGCAGGGTGATCTGCTGAATGAAAGCGGCCTGTGCCGCGAAGTCCATGCCCTTGAACTGGTGGCGTTCCAACACGCGGAACTTGCCACCGGGCACCAGCGGCGGAGCCACCACCACAATGCCGGCGCTATCGCCTGTCTCGGCCGGGTCATACCCGATCCACACCGCGCGGTCGCCGTAGGGGCGAATGGCAAGCGGTTTGAAGTCGTCCGCCCAATCCACCCAGCTATCGACCTGGCACGGCTGTAGCATCGTGAGCGGGAAGATGCTGGCGCTATCGTCCACGAACTCGCACATCAGCAGGTTGGCGAATTCCTCGGCGCTGTACTCGCGGCGAAGTTCCTCGATATCGAACAGATCGCAGCCCCGGCCGGCCGCGTCCAGCACCGTCACGATCTGGCGCCAGATGGCGTCCTCGCAGCGGCGACCGCCCATCAGACGCGCATGGCTCACGTCCAGCTGGATCTGCTGGGACACTGGCCGGCCCTTGTTGAAGCGGTCACCGGTCCAGAAATCGAACGCTTCATGCGCCATGGTGGATGGCGTGCTGAAGTACGTCTTGCGCCACTTCGTGTGCATCGCCATACCGCTGGCGACCTTGTTCAGTTCTTTGAAACCGTAGGTCCAGAAGAACTCGTCGAAGTAGAGATTGCCGTGGTAGCTCTGCGCGGTACGTGCGTTCGTACCGAGGAAGTACAGCTCGGCACCATTGGCCAGGGTGATCGGATCGCCGGTCAGATCCCGGTCCAGCACCTGACGCACAAAGCCACGCATGTAACCCAGGAAGACGTGGGCCTGGCTCTTGGATGCGCTCAGGAAAATCTGGTTTCGGCCTGTAGTCAGCGCATCAATCAGTGCTTCGCGGGCAAAGTAGTACGTGGCACCGATCTGGCGCGACTTCAGGATAATGCGCGTGCGCTCGTTGCCGGCCCGAAGCCAATCGCGCTGGTAGTCGAAACAGCCGTCCACGAACGCCGTCTGCAGGCGCTCGATTTCTTCCTGGCTAAACTCGTTCTTGCGCGCCTTCTTCTTCGGTGCAGCGTTGCGGTTGGCCACCGCAGGATTCAGATCGGCCTCATTCCCGCCACCCTGATAGCGCTGGATGCGGGCCTGACGCTCAAGCTGGCGGTGCAGTAGGTCGATCTCTTTGAAGTCGCCGCCGGTCTTGCCTTCCTTGTGGATCAGGATGGCAAGGCGCGCTTCCAGTGCGCCGCCAATGCGCTCCACGGCATCGGCGCGATCCCATTCATCGCGCGCCTTCCAGCTATGGATCGTCTTCTCTTTCTCGCCGATCAGGCTGGCGATGTCGCACACGCGCCAGCCCATCCAGTACAGGAACTTTGCTTGGCGCCGTGGATCGACGTGGAGTTTTTCGGCTACGCTGGTCACGTGAACAGGTTGCCCGTCGCCACGCGCGCGCAACACCGAAAACCCTAGTAATACAGGCGCTTACACGCTCCACGCGTTGCTGCAGCTTCGCCCTCATTCGACCATGGGTCATCGCATCGAGAACCGATGCGCACTGACACCAGCAGAGGGCGAAATGGCCGGTAAGACCGACAAAAAGAAGCTGCGTTCCAAGTTCTTCCGCGTCGCCGTCGAGGGCGCAACCACCGATGGCCGCGTGATCGAGCGTCAGCACATCACCGATATGGCCGCGTCCTACGATCCGCAGCTGTACGGCGCCCGCATCTGGGTAGAACACATGCGCAGCCTGATGCCGGATGGCCCCTTCAAGGCGTTCGGCGACGTCCTGGCCGTGAAGGCCGAAGAGGTCGAAGTGGGCGGCGTGAAGAAGCTGGCCCTGTTTGCCCAGATCGAACCGACCGACGCGCTGGTGGCGATGGTCAACAACGACAAGCAGAAGCTCTACACCAGCATCGAGATTGCGCCGAAGTTCGCCGACACCGGCAAGGCGTACCTGCAGGGCCTGGCGGTGACCGACACCCCGGCAAGCCTGGGCACGGAAATGCTGGCCTTCGCAGCACAGCATCCGGACAAGAGCCCGCTCACCCATCGCAAGCAGGCGCCGGAGAACCTGTTCACCGAACTGGAAGAGACGGAAATCACCTTCGATGAGGTCGAGCAGCCGGCGCCGCGCGTCAGCAAGATGCAACTGCTGCTTTCGGGCATCGGCCTGCTGCCGAAGCCGGCACCGGAACCCGCGCCGAAGGATGATCCTGCGGCCGATGCGTCCAAGTTCGCCGAACAACTTCTGGCCACCTTCACCGCACAGGAAGACCGAATCGAGCAGCTGGCCGAGGAAAACCGCAGCCTGGCCACCAAGGTCCAGAACCTCACCGCGCAGGTGGCCAGTGTGCGCAAGACGCTCGATGACACCCCGCAGACGTTCAGCCAGCGCCCGCCGATCTCCGGCAGCGGCGGCAACGTCGGCGACGCCACCGACTGCTGATCCCCACCGGCCCCCTACTTACGGAGCAACGCAATGCGTACCGAAACCCGCACACAGTTCAACCAGTTCACCCGCCGCGTGGCCGAACTGAACAACATCGAATCTGCCGCCCTGTCGTTCTCGGTCGAGCCGAGCGTGCAGCAGACTATCGAGCAGCGCATTCAGGAGAGCAGCGCATTCCTGTCCGCCATCAACATGCCCGGCGTGATCGACCTCAAGGGCGAGAAGATCGGCGTGGGTGTGAGCGGCACCATCGCCGGCCGCACTGACACCAGCGGCAACGGCAAGCGCGAGCCGGCTGATGTGACCGCACTCGACAAGACCGGCTACGAGTGTGTGCAGACCAACTACGACACCGCCATTCCCTACGCACGCCTCGACGCGTGGGCACGTCAGAAGAACTTCCAGACCGTGCTGCGCGACGTGATCATCCAGCGCCAGGCCTTGGACCGCATCATGGTCGGCTTCAACGGCACCAGCATTGCACCAACCACCAACAGCTCCACCAACCCACTGTTGCAGGACGTCAACAAGGGCTGGCTGCAGCAGTACCGCGAGCATTCCGGTAAGCGCGTGATGGCCAAGGGCAAGGCCGGCGACAAGATCGTGATCGGTGGTACTGACAAGGCAACGCGTGACTACGCCAACCTCGACGCGCTGGTCATGGACGTGGTGTCCAACCTGATCGACCCGTGGCATCAGCAAGATCCGGCGCTGGTCGTCGTGCTTGGCCGCAACCTGGTGCATGACAAGTATTTCCCGATCATCAATCAGGACAACAAGCCCACCGAGCAGCTGGCCGCGGATCTGGTGCTGGGCACCAAGCGCATCGGTGGCCTGCAGCCGGTCGTTGTTCCCTTCATGCCGGCCGATGCTCTGCTGGTCACCTCGCTGGACAACCTGTCCCTCTATTGGCAGATCGACGGCCGTCGCCGCTACATCAAGGAGGAGCCGGAGAAGAACCGCATTGCGAACTTCGAGTCGTCCAACGATTGCTACGTGGTCGAAGACTATGGCCGTGGCGCCGTGGTCGAGAACATCAAGGTCGTTGAGCAGGATGAAGCCCCGAAGGTCGGGGGCTGAGGCCATGGCCGACAGTCCCGCGAAGCGGCACCTGCAGCGCGTTGAGGCCGAAGAAGCGGCCAAGCGCGCGGCAGGCGGCAACCTGATGGAAGGCACGCCGATCTATCAGCAGACGCTGCTGCAGCTGGCCACCGACCGCGCTCGACTGAAACAGATTCAGTCGAGCAAGGCCAAGGGTCAGCTCAAGGCCGCGCTGTTGCCGACCTATGACGCGTACATCGAGGGCGTCCTCGCCGCCGACGCGGGTGGCCAGGATGACGTGGTGTCCACGCTGATGCTGTGGAACATCGACGCAGGCATGTACGACGCGGCACTGGACATTGCCGCCTATGTGCTGGCGCATGGCCTGACGATGCCCGACCGATTCGAGCGCACCGCCGGCTGTGTCGTTGCCGAAGAAATCGGCATCGCCGCGCTCAACGCATTGAAGACGGGTGCTGCGTTCGACCTGGGCGTGCTGAATCGGGCTGTCGAAGTGACCAAAGGCCACGACATGCCCGATCAGGTCCGCGCCCGGCTGCTGCTGGCCCGCGCTCGCTCCCTGCTGCCCCCCGGCAGCGAAGAGACACCGCCGAACGCAGAGGACGTTGGACGGGCGGTCGAGGATCTGCGCGAAGCCATCCGACTGCATGACAGCTGCGGCGGCAAGGAAGACCTCAAGCGCGCCGAGCGTTTGCAGAAGAAGTTCGAGGCCAGTCAGTCCAACGACTGACCTCACACCGAGCGTACCCCGCAACCCCGCCGGCTCGGGGCCGATCACCAAGACCTCTCTCCCTTGGTGTGACGCCCCGACCACCGGCGACCTACGAGGCCACCATGAGCAGCTTTGTTGCCAACGCATCACCCGCCGCCAAGCAGCCCAACGTCACCGCCGGCGCGTTCTGGCCGGAGATCGACGTGGCCGTACTGCGCGAGACGATCCGCGTTCCGGGCGACATTCAGGCACCGCGGATGCGCAGCACCGTGGTGTCGGCCGTCATGGACGTAACGCGGGAACTTGAAGCGTGGCAGGAAGGCAAGGAAGCCGCCGGCTACGCCACCCTGGCCGACGTGCCGGCGCCGGTGATCGACGGCAGCACCCGGCTGGTGCATCTGTACCGGCGCGCGGTCGGCTGCGCCACCGCTGTCGAACTGCACGAACGCTACCGCTCCTATGACGCCACCGCACAGGGCAACCAGCGTGCGGAGGAATTGACCCCGACCATTGATGAGATCCGCCGCGATCTGCGCAACGCCATCTGCGACCTGCAGGGCCTGCCGCGCGTCACGGTGGAACTGATCTGATGCGCGTCCTCTCGATGCAGGGCGACACGCTCGACGCGCTCTGCCACCGCCACCTGGGCGCCACCGCCGGCATGGTCGAGAAGGCGCACGCACTGAACTACGGCATCAGCCTGCATGGGCCGGTCCTGCCCATCGGCACTGTCGTGGAGCTACCCGACGTACCCGCACCGTCCACCGGCGCCGCTATGCGCCCCCTTGTTCAGCTATGGGATTGAAGATGACCGAACCAACCTCTACCGGCAGCATGGCAGCACTGGCAACGGGGGTCGGCCTCGCGTCGATTCTGCCGGGGATCCAAACTGATGCCTTCCTGGGCGCCTTCGCCGGCGCCACCCTGTTCGTCGTGTCGGCCAAGAACCTGCCGATCTGGAAGCGCCTGGTGTATCTGGCCATCAGCGTCGTGGCCGGCTACCTCGGCGGCACCGAGGTGATGCAGCGCTTTGGCGTGGTGTCCACCGGCCTTGCCGCGTTCATCTGCGCAGCGGTCATCGTCACCCTGACCCTGAGCCTGATCGAGCGCAGCCGCACGTCTGATGTAACCCGCCTGCCGCGTGGAGGCTCCGATGGCTGAGTTCCTGACCACCGCCACGCTGCTGTGCAGCCTGGCCATCTGCATCCGCCTGCTGACCTACCGGCCGGCCCCTGGCGCCAACCACCGCCCCGCCATCGCCTGGTGCGCATGGCTGCTGATCGCCGCCACCGGCGGCCTGGCGCTGCAGATCATGCTGCAGGGCGCCCGTGCCCACGTCACCGTCTGGCAGCTGCTGCTACTGCTGGTCCTGCTGGTGGCCACCTATCGTTCGCGCGGCAATGTCGCGCACCTGTTCGGGAGCAACTGACGTGCTGACCGCCGCACAACTGGCGCAGATCATGCAATGCCCGCTCCCCCGCGCTCAGCGCTGGGTGGCGCCGTTCAATGCGGCCATGAAGCGCTTCGGGATCAACACCCCCGTGCGCGCCGCGTACTTCCTCGCACAGGTCGGCCACGAAAGCCTGAGCCTGTCGCGCGTGGAGGAATCGCTCAGCTACAGCCGCGAGCGCCTGCTCGAAGTGTTCGGCAAGTACGTCGAAGGCCCCGAGGCGGCTGCGTTCGTCCACCAGCCGGCGAAGCTGGGCAACCGCGTCTATGCCAACCGCAACGGCAACGGCAATGAGGCCAGCGGCGACGGCTACGCCTATCGCGGGCGCGGCCCGATGATGCACACCGGCCGGGGCAACTACCGCCACATCGGCCAACTGATCGGCCAGCCACTGGAAGAACTGCCCGCCCTGCTGATCGAGCCGGAAATCGGCGCCATGGCAGCGGCCGCGTTCTGGCACGACAACCGCCTCAACGCCTACGCGGACCAGCGCGACGTGCTGAGCGTCAGCCGCGTAGTCAACCTGGGCAACGCCCGCAGCCGCGCCACGCCGAACGGAATGGCCGACCGCACGGCACGCACCAACCGCGCCCTGGCCGCGCTGGGCGCCCGCTGATGCTCTACCGCGCCCTTGCCATCGTGGCCTTGCTCGCGGCCACCGCCGGCCTTTTCAGCTGCCAGCAAGCGCGCGTGAACCGCGCAACTGCCGCGCTGGACCGCGCCAACATCGCCCTGGCCAGTGCCAATGCCGAGAAGAAGGATCTGGACGGCAAGCTGGAACTAGCACAGGGCACCACTCGCGTCGTGACCAAGTATGTGGATCGCGTACAGATCGTGCGCGAACGTGGCGACACCATCATCAAAGAGGTTCCCGTCTATGTCACTCCGACCGCTGATGCCGCTTGCGCTGTGCCTGTTGGCTTCGTGCAGCTCCATGACGCCGCTGCGGCAGGCATCACCCCCGCCGGAACTGCCGGAGATCCTGATGCGCCCGCTGCCGGCGTTACGCTCTCTGCCGTCGCCGAAACCACCGCTGCCAACTACGGCCAGTACCACGCCGCCGCCGAGCAGGTGACGGCGCTGCAGCAGCTGGTCAGCCAGCTGCACACAGCCCTGGCCGAGTGCGCGCGCCGATGAAGAAGCCTCAACTGCTCCGCCAGCACCTAGTCGCGGCGATGCCGTCGCTTGCCGCTGACCCGGAACGCCTGCTGGTGTTCGTGGACGACGGCGGGCTGGGGGCCAGCTTCGCGACTGGCCTGTCCTTCCAGTACCGCTACACCCTTGAACTGATCCTGCGCGACTTCAGTGGAGCGCCGGAGGCGGTCATGGTGCCGCTGCTGCAGTGGTTGACGCGGCATCAGCCTGAGCTGCTAGCCAATCCCGCCAACCGGGAGGAACTGACGTTTGAGGTGGACGTGCTGAGCGATACCGTGGTCGATCTGGCCATCCGGTTGCCACTGACCGAGCGCGTGCGCGTCGCGCAGGACGATGCCGGCGTGTTCCAGCTGCAGTACCTGCCCGAGCCGCCCACCGAATGGGAACACCGCCATACGCTTGCTGGTGGCCCGCTGGTGGCCGACGGTGAAGCGCTGGGCACCCTGCCGGCGATCACCGAGTGAGCGAGGATCTGCAGCGACTGGAGGCATGGGTGGCACCGCTGCTGCAGCAGCTCAAGCCCGCCCAACGCAGCCGCCTGGCTCGCAAGGTCGGCACCGCCGTGCGGCGCTCGCAGCAGAAGCGCATCGCGGGCCAACAGAATCCCGACGGCTCCCCGTTTGCCTCACGACGCAACGCACCGCCTCGCCGCGCCAAGGCCGGCCGCATCAAGCGCGGCGCCATGTTCGGCAAGATCCGGCAGGCCAAGCATCTGCGCGTGCGCGGCAGTGCCAGCGAGGCGGCGGTGGGCTTCGCCGGGCGCGTCTCGCGCATCGCCCGCATTCACCAAGAAGGCCGCACCGATACCGTGAGCAAGGGTGGCCCTCGTGTCACCTACGCGCGACGCGTGCTGCTCGGCTTCACTACTGCCGACGAACAGCTGATCCGCGAACTGATCCTCGATCACCTGCAGGCCATATAGCGTAAGCGGCGGCGCTACATGTCGCATTCCACGGCCTCGCGCGCGCGCGATGGGAATCTGGACCGGACCCATCAGCCGGTGCATCCGTGTCCTCCTTTACCGCCATCGAAGTCGACAAGCTGCCGGCGCCGGACATCTTCGAACAGCGCACGTTCGAGGCCATCTTGGCAGAGCGCCTGGCCGAGTTCCGCCGCCTGTGCCCCGACTACACCGCCCTGGTCGAATCCGATCCGGTGATGAAGCTGCTGCAGGCCAGCGCGTACCGCGAGCTGGTGCTGCGTGAGCAGTTCAACCAGCGCGCTCGCGGCCTGCTGCTGCCCTACTCCATGGGCGCCGATCTGGACAACCTCGCGGTGCCGTTCGGCGTGCAGCGCAAGCTGCTGACCCCGGCAGATCCGAAGACCAATACCCCCGCCGTCTACGAGAACGATGCCGCGTTCCGCCGCCGCATCCAGCTGGCCCCGGAGAGCCTGTCAGTGGCCGGCCCCGAAGGCGCCTACATCTTCCACACGCTCTCGGCGCACCCAGACGTGCTCGACGCCAGCGTGGCCAGCCCTTCGCCGGGCAAGGTGGTGGTCACGGTCCTGTCGCGGCAGGGCAACGGCACGCCGTCGGCCGATCTGTTGAAGATCGTCGAGGCCGCGCTGCTCAACGACAACGTGCGCCCACTGACCGACTACGTGACCGTGGCCCCAGCCACCGTCAAGCCGTTCGAGATCCGCGCACGGCTGGTGACATTCAACGGCCCTGACAGCGCTCTGGTGCTGGCCGAGGCACGTCGCCGCGTGACCCTGTTCCTGCAGCAGACACAGCGCCTGGGCCGCGACGTGCCGCTGTCGGCGCTCTACTCGGCCCTGCACGTTGACGGCGTGCACCGCGTGCAGCTGATGGCGCCCACGGCGGATATGCCGGTGGACGCGCAGTCAGCGCCGTTCTGCACCAGCGTGGTGATCGAACACGGCGGCACAGATGCCTGACACCGCCTCCCTCCTGCCACCCAACTCGACGCGTCTGGAGCGTGCGGTGGAGCGCGCCGACGCCCAGCTGTCGGGCGTGCCCATGGTTCACGACACGCTCTGGAACCCGTGGAACTGCCCGGCCGAGTTCCTGCCGTTCCTCGCGTGGAGCGTGTCCGTCGATACCTGGGACAGCGATTGGCCCGAGCGCATCAAGCGCGCCCGCATCGCCAGTTCGTTCCAGATCCAGCGGCATAAGGGCACCGCGAAAAGCATCGCCGACCTGGTCGCCAGCTTTGGCGGTCAGGTCCAGATCCGCGAGTGGTGGCAGTCCACGCCACAGGGCCAACCGCACACCTTCGACCTATTTCTAACCATCAGCGGCGACGGCGGTCAGGACTCATCAGCCGAGTTCGTGCACCAGATCGTTGACGCCGTAAACCGCACCAAGCCGGTGCGCTCGCACTTCACTTTCACCCAAGGCATTCAGGCCGACAGCCAAGTCGGAGACGTCGCAGGTGCCCGAGCGGCGGTCTACCGCCGCCTGACGATGACCGGAGATTGACCCCCATGCGCATGAAGATCACCACCGCTGGCCGCGCCAAGCTGGTCAACGCCACCAACACCGGCACCAACACGGTGCTGATTTCCCACATCGGCCTCACCGCTACCGGCTTCACCCCCACTGCCGCCATGACGCAGCTGCCGGGCGAGTTCAAGCGCATGACCACCTTCGGCGGCAAGTCCGTCGCGGCCGATACCATCCACGTCACGCTGCAGGACAGCGGCGCGGAGAAGTACACCCTGCGTGGCTTCGGGCTGTATCTGTCCGACGGCACGCTGTTTGCCGTGTACGGCCAGAGCGAGGCGATCATGGAGAAGGCAAGTATCTCCACGCTGCTGCTCGCGGCCGACGTCACGTTGGCCGACATCGACACCGCGCAGATCAAGTTCGGCAGCACTGAATTTCTGAATCCGCCAGCCACTGAAACCGTGCCCGGTGTGGTTGAGCTGGCGGACAGCAATGAAACCATCCTGGGCGCCGATGCCGTGCGCGCAGTCACCGCTCGCGGATTGAAGGCGACGCTGGATAACCGCCTCGGTGCCAATGGACCGACAGCGTTCGTCAAGACGCTGCTGTCCATCGCCACGGCTGCGGCTATCCGTACTGCCCTTGAAGTGAAGGGCGCTGCGCTCAAGGACATGGGTCATGGCAACGGGCTGAACGCCGATATGCTCGACGGCATGCACGCCACCGACTTCCCGCAAGTCGGAGAGGTGCAACCGTCTTTCCTGATCCCAATGAACAACGCGCAAAAGCGTTGGATCAAACTGGGCACCTTGCCGTGGGCCGGCAACGGGCCGAGTGTGCTGATGCTTGAGATTACCTGCGGAGGAATTGGCGGCCGTCGCTTCGTGACCGACTTCGTTTCCGCCTCCGTGCGCGGCTTCGATACTTCGCTGACCGCACTCACCCAGGCGAATGCCGATGCGATGATCTATCAGGCACGGCTCGGTGGCACGGATGCCCTCAACGATGCCGCGAAGCTCGGCGTTGTCCTGACCCGCAACGGCACAGGCGATTCCACGGGCGTTGAGCTGTGGATGCAGCAGGGCGGCTACAACCACGGTCACCGCGTGCGCCCCGTCAATGCGTTGAACACCACCTATCACGGCGTGAAGGAGTTCCAGACCGCCGAACCAGCAGGAATCGTCTACGCCTCGGTGGAGCCGGTCGCATCCGTCTCGGACCTACGTCGCCTGGTCGAAGTCACGGAGAACCGCTGGGGCCGTCGTCAGACGTTCGCCCTGGGCGCGTCGTTGTCTGACGATCAAACCCTCGACCTCGGCACCGCTGGCGCCGCGTTGCGTGGTAGTGCCGTGGGCAGCGTGGTGCTGTCTGCCGCCGCGAGTAGCGAGGGTGGGTTCGTCTACCTGCGCCCCAATGGCAACACCAGCACAGCCGGCCAGCTGGTCGTCTACAAGAACGGCGTAGCGGAGATGGTGGGCGCGCGAATTGGAGCTGCATCGGGCGATGGCAGCGTGCTGCTTGAGCTGTACTCGCAGCGCCCTTGGCAGTTCAAGCAGGGCGGGGTCGATGGCACCACGGGTCTGGAACTCCACGACTCCACCGGTGGTAAGGAATTCCGCCTGACCAACACAGCGAACTCCAACAGGATCATCCTCAACCCGACCGGCAGCTGGATCAACGCCGCCGAGTTCCGAGGCAAACTGACGGGTAACGCCGACTCCACCAGCAAGCTCGCGGCGCCGCGCACGATCAACGGCACCGCGTTCGATGGCTCTGCCAACATCGTGACCACCGCATGGGGCGCTTCCCGCAAGGTGACGATCGGCAACACCACGAAGGATGTAAACGGTGGCGTGAACTTCGGATGGACACTGGCCGAGATCGGCGCCGGCTCTGCGGCGGACGTTGCCGCTCGTGTGGCATTCGCGCCCCGCACTCAGGACGGAAGTGGTTGGCTGTCCGCATACGACACCTACCGCTCGCACCTCCGCAGTGCGGCCGCGGATGATTCGATGCCGAGCGCATACACGAACGCCATTTCGCTGCCGACCTACGACAATGCGCGCGGCCTGGCCATCGCGAGTGATTTCAGCGTCGCTAACCGCTTCTGGCTGAGGTCTCGCCACGATTCGGGCGGCAGCACCGCAGAGACGCGCTGGAAGCCATGGGCTGAGGTCTGGACGAACGTGAACTTTAAGCCCGCCGACAAGCTGGACCGTGCCGGCGGAAGTGTGACCGGCGTTCTGCAGTTCGAGACCGCAAGCGCATTGCGCTTCAAGGCCGCTACCCCGACGTACTTCCAAGGCCCGGACGGCGCGGGCGACAACGTGATGAGCTTTACGCGAAACGGAACGCTTGATTACACAATCAACATCTTCGGTTCGCTCACCGTGGGCGGCAAGAGTGTTTGGCATACCGGCAACTTCGCGCCCAGCACCAAGGCCAACCGCATCCCCGGCCAGGTCATCATGTTCGCGGGCAAGGCCGCCCCCAGCGGCACCCTGCTGTGCGACGGCGCCGCCGTGTCGCGCACCACCTACGCCGAGCTGTTCGCCGCCATCGGCACGCTGTACGGCGCAGGCGATGGCAAGACAACGTTCAACCTGCCGGCGATGCTGGAAGGCACCGTGGTCACCCACACGCAGAAGCCGGAGACTGTTGGTAGCACCACCAGCGGTGAGGTGATCCGGCACGCGCATGGCGCATCGTCCGCCAGCGCCGGAACCCACACCCACACCATCTCGGTGGCGGGCGGTGGTGCCCACTCGCACAGTGCCAGCGCTGCCGCCGCCGGCGAGCATACCCACGGCGCATGGACCGATTCGCAGGGCCACCACGGGCACACCGGCGGCACCTCGGCGGCAGGCGAGCACAACCACGTCGTGCCATTCGGCGACAAGATGACCTATCCATGGGGCACCTACGGGAATCAGGATCAAGCGGGTGTGCGCGCCAGCGGTGTTGACTACGACAACAGCTGGCCCTACTCCAATGCGGCCGGCTCGCACACCCATGCGTTCAGCACTGACGGCGCGGGTGCCCACGCCCACAACGTCAGCATGAACGGCGCCGGCAACCACACCCACACCATTTCCATCGCGCAGGTGGGCGATCACGGCCACAGCGCATCGGCCGCAGACAGTGGCGCGCATACCCACGCGGTCACGGTGAACAACACCGGCGGCGACCGCAACCTGCCGGCCGGTCTGCGAATGATCTACTGCATCACCTACTGAGGAACGGAGCATGTCCAACGAAGCCCGCTTTGCCCACGCCTTCGATCCCGCCAACCGCGCCTATATGGGCCCTGTGCGCCTGCAGCCGTCGCCAGACGGCATCTGGCACCTGCCCGATGGCACGGTGGACGTGGCCCCCACACAGACCGCTGGCCAGTGCCAGGCCCTGCGCCTGGCTGATGACGGGAGCCGCTGGGAGCTCGTGGCCGACTTCCGCAACCGCATGCTGTGGGACACGCGCACTGCGATGGCCGTCCCCAATCGGCTCGCGCTCGGCGAGCCCTTGCCGAGCGGCGTCACGCTGGCCGAGCCATTCCGTCTGGATGGCACCACGCCGCAGTGCAACGCTTGGGACACCGTTCGAGGCGAGTGGACGCTGCAGCCCGATTACAGCGGCCGACCGATCTGGAACAAGGGCGATGGCAGCTTCGCCGCGCCGCTGCAGCGTGGCCAGCCGCTGCCCGCCACCGTGACCGATCACGCCCCGCCCATGGAGCGCAGCGGGCCGATCACCTATGACGACGGCGCGGGCGCTTGGGTGGAGACTGCAGGCGGTGATCCCACCGCAGCACAGCCAAGCTGATACCGCCCCGTCACACGGCGGCGCGATCCGCTCGCCCGCCGTTGTAACGCTCCCATCTACCGCCCGCGCTCCGTGCGCGCGCGAGGGACCGCCGGGAACATGGGGGCATGGATAGCGCCCTGCCCCAACAGATCAACAACCTACTGCGCGACGGCGTGGTGACCGAGGTCGATCACGCCCGGCACCTGTGCCGCGTGCAGACGGGCGAAGCGCACACCGACTTCCTGCCGTGGTTCAGCGCTGCCGCCGGCGAGCTGCGGACCTGGGCACCGCCGAGCAGCGGCGAACAGGTGGCGCTGCTGTGCTGCGACGGTGACCTGGCCAACGCCATCGTGCTGCGCGGCTTGTACTGCGAGCAGTACCCGGCGCCGTCGACCAGCCCCAACCTGACCCTGATCCAGTTCAAGGATGGCGCCTTGGTCAGCTACGACCACGAAGCGCATGCCCTGTCGGCTGTTCTGCCCGCTGGCGGAACCGTCGCCATCACCGCTGACGGCGGAACCACGATCACCGGCCCGGTGACGATCAAGGGCGCCACCAGCATCGAAGGCAAGGTGACGATCACCGGCAAGGCGGAGGTGTCCGACGACGTGGTCGCCGCCGGCATCAGCCTGACCAAGCACAAGCACCCGGGCGTGCAGCCGGGCGGTGGCACCACCGGGGCACCGGCATGATCGGCATGGACGCCCGCAGCGGCGCCTTCAGCGATGACCTGGCACACCTGCGCCAATCCATCGCCGACATTCTGACCACCCCCATTGGCTCGCGCGTGCAGCGCCGTGAGTACGGCTCGCTGCTGCCCGAGCTGATCGACCAACCGTTCAACGACGAAGCCCGCCTGCGACTGTTCGGGGCCACCGCCACCGCGCTGATGCGTTGGGAGCCGCGCATCAGCCTGACCCGTATCGACCTGGCTCACGGCGACGTGGCCGGTTCGTTCGTCCTCGACCTGCAGGGCCAGCTGGCCACGCCGAGCGGCGCATCGCGCAACACACGCCTTTCCGTACCACTCCGCTTCCACACCCCCTAACCGAAGGAGAAGCCCATGGCCGCCAACGGCTACCATCACGGCGTTCGCGTCATTGAAATCAACGGCGGCACGCGCCCGATCCGCACCGTCTCCACCGCCGTGATCGGCGTTGTCTGCACCGGCGAGGATGCGGACAAGGACGCCTTCCCGCTGGACCGCCCGGTTCTGATCACCGACGTGCTGAGCGCTGTCGGCAAGGCAGGCAAGACCGGCACCCTGCGCGGCACGCTGCAGGGCATCGCCGACCAGGGCAACCCGATTGTGGTTGTCGTGCGTGTGGCCAGCGCCGGCAATGACACCGACACCACGGCCAAGGTCATCGGTGCCGCCGAAGGTGGCCGTTACACCGGCCTGCATGCGCTACTGGTGGCACAGGCCCAGCTGGGCGTGCGTCCGCGCATCCTGGGCGCGCCGGGGCTGGACACCCAGCCGGTTACTGCAGCGCTGGCCATCGTCGCCAAGAAGCTGCGCGGCATGGTCTACGCCAGCTGCGCCGCAAGCGCCAGCGTGTCCGAAGCCATCGCCTACCGCGAGCAGTTCGCCGACCGCGAGGTGATGCTGATCTATCCCGACTTCATGGCCTTCAACACCGCCACCGCATCCACCGGCATGGCCTACGCCGTCGCCCGTGCGCTGGGCGTGCGCGCCATGACTGACCAGCAGCAGGGTTGGCACAAGTCCATCTCCAACGTGCCGGTGGCAGGCGTGACCGGCATCAGCCGCGACGTGCATTGGGATCTGCAGGACCCCAATACCGACGCCGGCCTGCTCAACGCCGGCGATGTGACCACCCTCATCAACTCCAACGGCTACAAGTTCTGGGGCTCGCGCACCTGCAGCGACGACCCGTTGTTCCAGTTCGAGACCGCCACCCGCACCGCGCAGATCCTGGCCGACACCATCGCCGAGGCCATGCAGGTCTACATCGACAAGCCGCTGCACCCCTCGCTGATCCGCGATCTGCTGGAGAGCATCAATGCCAAGTTCCGCGAGCTGGTCTATGCCGGCTACCTGATCGGCGCCAACGCCTGGTACGACGAAGGTGCCAACGCCTCGCAGTCGCTGGCCAGCGGCCAGCTGGTGATCGACTTCGACTACACCCCGGTGCCGCCGCTGGAGAACCTGCAGCTGAACCAGCGCATTACCGACCGCTACTTCGCCGATTTCCCGGCCCGCATCAGCGGCTAAGGCCGCATAAGGAACCCTGCCATGGCACTGCCAAGCAAGCTGAAAAACCTCAACCTGTTCAACGACGGCCTGAGCTACATCGGCCTTGTCACCGAGTTCAAGCTGCCCACGCTGACCCGCAAGATGGAGGAATACCGCGCCGGTGGCATGGTCGGCCCCATCGACGTCGACCTGGGCCAGGAGAAGATCGAGGCCGAGTGGAAGTGCGGCGGGCTGATGCTCGACGTGCTGCGCCAGTACGGCGCCGTTTCCCACAACGCCGTGCAGCTGCGCTTTGCTGGTGCCTACCAGCGCGAAGATACCGGCGAGGTGGATGCGGTCGAGATCGTCATCCGCGGCCGTCACTCGGAGATCGATTCGGGCACCGGCAAGGTCGGCGACGACACCGAGTTCAGCGTCAAGACCTCGGCCAGCTACTACAAGCTGACCATCAACGGCCGCACCGAAATCGAAATCGACATGGTCGGCATGATCTTCGTGGTCAACGGTGTTGACCGCCAGTCCGCCCTGCGCCGCGCCATCGGCGCCTGATCCCTTTCCCCCTTGCCCGGCCGCTTCGACGGCCGGGCCAACCCTGTGAGAGACGCACCATGAACACTGAATCCACCATCGCCATCACCGACGAAGCCACCGACCCGAATGTGATCGTGCTGGAAACCCCGATCCAGCGCGGCGAGCAGGTGATTCGCTCGGTTCGCCTGCGCAAGCCGAATGCCGGTGAACTGCGCGGCCTCAAGCTGCACGAACTGGCGCAGATGGACGTGACCGCGCTGGTCACGCTGCTGCCGCGCATCAGCCAGCCGCTGCTGACACAGCACGATGCGTCCCAGCTGGAGCCGGCCGACCTGGTCGAAATCGCTCGCGTCATCGGTGGTTTTTTCGAGCCGAGGGCGTCGAAGCAGTCCCCGTCTGCGTAGAGGATCTGATGGCCGATATCGCGGTGACTTTCTCCTTCACCCTCACCGAGCTGTCGGCCCTCTCCCTCTATGAACTGATCCAGTGGCGCCAGCGCGCCTATGAACGAAGTGGAGCCCAGCAGTGATACAGTCCGCCCATGGACACCCTTATCGCCATCGTCTTTGTGCTGTTCCTGCTGGCCACGGTCGGCGGGCTGCTGCTGTGGGCGTTCAGCGCTGGATGCCGCTTCCTGGCCGCGCTGGTAGCCGACCCTACGGACACCACGACGCCGTAACTCGCGCATCGGTTGTCGTCGCATGAGCGGCGGCAACCTTCGCCTGCAGGTGGTGCTGGAAGCGCTCGACCGCGCCAGCGCCCCGTTCAAGAAGGTCATGGCCGGCAGCAAGGGCCTGTCCACTGCCCTGCAGGAACAACAGACCAACCTTCGCCGCCTCAATGCCGCCCAGCGCGACGTTGCGGCCTACCGCCAGCAACAGCAGGCGGTGCGCGCTACCGAACAGAGCCACCTGGCCGCGCAGCTGCGCGTTGCCGCCCTTGCGCGCCAGATCAAAGAGGCTGGCACCCCTACCCGCAAGCTGAGTAGCGAGTTCCGCCAGGCCAAGGCCGCCGCCGCCCAGCTAAAGGGCCAGCATCAGCAGCAGTCGGTGGAGCTGCAGCGCCTGCGTGGCAGTCTGGACCGCGCTGGCATCAGCACGCGGCAACTCGGCACGCATGAGCGCAAGCTGCGCGGCGACATTGCCGCCGCCTCAGCGCAGATGGAGGCCCAACGCACACGCCTGGCCGCGCTCGATGCGGCGCAGGCCCGTAGCCGCAAGATCCACAGCGCCGGCATGAACGCGGCTGCACACGGCACCGGCGTGGCACTGGCTGCGTTCGGCGCGCTGCGTGCGCAAACGCTGCCCATCGCGCAGGCCATGAGCTTCGAGTCGGCCATGGCCGACGTGAAAAAGGTGGTGGACTTCGACACGCCGGACGGCTTCGAGAAGATGGGCCGCGACATTGAGGAACTGTCGCGCCGCCTGCCCATGGTGCCTACCGACATCGCCAAGATCGTCGCGGCCGCCGGCCAGGCCGGCATCGCCAGCAACGAACTGACCCGCTTCGCCGAAGACGCGGCCAAGATGGGTGTGGCCTTCGACACCACCGCAGAAGACGCCGGCCAGACGATGGCCACGTGGCGAACCGCATTCCGTATGGGTCAGGACGACGTTGTCGTGCTGGCCGACAAGATCAACTACCTTGGCAACACCGGCCCGGCCAGCGTCCAGAAGATCAGCGAGGTGGTGAACCGCATCGGCGCGCTGGGCGAGGTGGCCGGCCTCGGTAGCGGCCCGCTGGCGGCGCTGGGCGCCACCGTCGCCGGTATGGGCATCGAATCGGAAGTGTCCGCGACCGGCATCAAGAACATGCTGCTCACGCTGTCCTCGGGCGATGCAGCCACGAAGCGACAGGTAGAGTCGTTCAAGAAGCTTGGCCTCAGCACCAGTGACCTGGCGCAGGCCATGCAGAAGGATGCCGGCGGCGCCATCCTCGACGTGCTGGAAAAGCTCAAGAAACTGCCCAAGGCCGAGCAGGCGGCGACGATGACGCAGCTGTTTGGCCGCGAGTCGATCGGTGCGATCGCACCGCTGCTGACCAACCTCGATCTGTTGAAGGAAAACTTCGGCAAGGTCGCCGACGAACAGAAGTACGGCGGTTCGATGAACGCCGAATATGCCGCGCGTGTGGGCACGGCAGAGAACGGGTTGGTGCTGCTCAAGAACAGCGCCACCGTGCTTTCCCAGCGGCTGGGCAAGACGCTGCTGCCGACGGTCAAGGAACTGGCCGCGCGCGTGGCCAAGGTCGCCGACCGGATGGCCGAATGGGTGACGAAGAACCCGCAGCTGGTGGCCACCATCGCCAAGCTGGCCATCGGCGGTACCGCCCTGGCCACCGCGCTTGGCGGCTTGCTGGTCGCCGGCGGCGTGGGTGCCATGGCGCTGACGCAGATCCACAAGGGTGTGATGCTGCTCAGTGGCGGCGGTGGCATCGGCCGACTGGTTGGCCAGGTGCTGTCGCTGGGTGGCCGGGCCTTCCCCATGCTGCTCAATGTCGGCCGCATGCTGCTACCGATGCTCGGCGGTATCAGCCTGCCGGTGCTGGCCATTGGCGCTGCCGTGGCCGTGGTCGCCGCGCTGGTGTGGAAATACTGGGAGCCGATCAAGGCATTCATGATCGGCGTGTGGCAGGGCGTGGTGGACGTGGTCAACCCGATCATGGCCGAGCTGATGACCGCGCTGGAACCGCTGGGGCCGGTGTGGGCGCAGGTGTCCGATGCCATGGGCAAAGCCTGGGCATGGGTGCAGAAGCTGTTCACCCCCTTCAAGGCCACCAGCGAGCAGCTGCAGGGCGCCACCACTGCCGGCCGTGGTTTCGGCCAGGTGCTGGGGCAGGTGCTGACCGTGAACCTGCGCATGGCCGTCGCCGCTGTCGGCTGGCTGGTGAAGGCGTTCACCTTCATGCTGCCGATCATCCAGAACGCGGTCGGCGGCGCGTGGACGTACCTGCAGGGCGCGTGGCAGCTGATCGTCGGCCTGTTCACCCTCAACGGAGACAAGATCCGGTCAGGTCTGACCGCCATGTGGGATGGCGCCAATCAGATCCTGCTCGGCTGGCCAGCGCGGATGATGCAGGCCGGCATCGACATGGTGCAGGGCTTGGTCAACGGCATCACCTCCAGCGGCAGCGCAGCGATGGATGCGGTGGCCAACATCGCCTCGGGCGTGATGGATCGCTTCAAGGGTCTGCTCGGCATTCACAGCCCGTCGCGTGTGTTCGCGCAGTTCGGCGACTTCACCATGCAGGGCTTGGCCGGCGGCATCGACCGGAGCCAGGGCGAACCGCTGCAGCAGGTGACCAGCGTTGGCGACCGCATCACGCAGGCCGGTGCCGGCATGGGCGAGCGCATGCAGCAGGCGGGCGTGGTCGGCACTGCCGAATCGGCCAGCCGGCTTGATGAACTGCGCCAGCGACGCATCGCCCGGAACGGTTCGAACGCTGACACCGAACGTGCCACCGCCAGCCGTGACCGCCTGCGGGCCGCAACGATTGGCGGCGAGCGCCTGACGCAGATCAGCGCCGGCATGACCCAACGCATGCAGGGTGCTGCGCCCGACGATGCCGGCCCCACCCGACGCATGCAGGGCGCTGCGGCCGAGAACGCTGGCCCCACCCGACTGTACCAGCTGCGCGAGCAGCGCATCGCGCGCTTGGGCAACAACACCGACACCACCCGCGCCACGGCCAGCCGCGACAGGTTGCGCCAAGCATCGGCCGGATTCGCGCTGGGCGCCGCTGCGCTGCCCGTGATGGCCGCAGCTGCCCCGGTGGTTGCCCCGGCAGCGGCGCAGCCCGCAGCGGGCAGCACAGGCGCTTCCAGCTACACCATCAGCATCCAACCGCCGTCCGGCGCCGACTCCCGCGAAATCGCGGATCTGGTGCGGCAGGCCATTGAACAGATCGAGCGCGACAAGGTCACCCGACGTGGTGCCCGGCTCAGCGACTGAGGACCACCGCCATGATGATGACCTGGGGCACATTCGTGTTTTCCCTTTCCACCGCCGCTTACGGCGAACTGCAGCGCCAGATGACCTGGCGCCACGCCAGCAGCGACCGCGTGGGCGCCCGCGCCGCCCGGCAATACGTCGGGCCGGGCGATGACACCATCAGCCTGCAGGGCACCATCGCCGGCGAGCTGGCCACCGACCTGCAGGTGCTGGACAAGCTGCGCGAGCTGGCCGACCAGGGCAAGCCGCAGGCCCTGGTGGAGGGCACGGGCCGCGTCTATGGCGCCTACCTGCTGACCAGCCTCAGCGAGACGCGACGCGAGCTGTTCAGCGACGGCACGCCACGCCTGATCGACTTCCAGATGCAGCTGGAACGTGACGACGACGGCGCAAGCGAGGCCATCGCATGAGGGCCAGCCCGTACCCGATCCCCGCGTGGCGGGTTGTCCTGGACGGCGTGGATCTGACCGAACGGCTGGCCCCGCGCCTGCTGGATCTGTCGCTGACCGAAAGCCGTGGCGACGAAGCCGACCAGGTCGATCTGCGCGTGCACGACCATGACGGCAGGCTGGCCCTGCCGCGCCGGGGCGTGACCCTGCAGGTGGCCATCGGCTATGAGGGTAGCGGCCTGTTCGACAAGGGCACCTTCAAGGTCGATGACGTAGAACACAGCGGCTCGCCCGACATCATCACGATTCGGGCGCGTTCGGCGGATCTGACCGGCGCGGTTCGCCGCCGGCGCGAGCGCAGCTGGCACGACACCACCCTGGGCGACATTCTCGGCGCTATCGCCGGCGAGCATTCGCTGCGCGCATCCGTGGCCGCGGATCTGGCGGGCGTTGCCATTGCCCACCTCGATCAAGCCAACGAGAGCGATATCAACCTGCTCACGCGCCTGGGCAAACGCTTCGACGCCGTGGCCACGGTGAAGGCCGGTACGCTGGTCTTCGCGCCCATCGGCGCTGGCACCACGGCCAGCGGCCAGCCGTTGCCGGGTGTGCAGATCACGCGGGCATCGGGTGACCAGCACCGCTACAGCGTCGCCGACCGCGAGAAGTTCACCGGCGTTCGTGCCTACTGGGGTGACCGCAAGGCAGCGCGCCGCACGGGCGTGCTGGTGGGCACGTCCGACAACGAGAAGAAGCTGCAGGCGACGTATGCCACCGCAGACGAAGCCCGGCAGCACGCCGAGGCCGAGTTCAAGCGGCTGGACCGGGGCACCGCGCAGCTGAGCTACCGGCTCGCCGTCGGACGCGCCGATATCTACCCGGAGCAGACGGTTAACGTCAGTGGCTTCAAACCTGAGATTGACGGCACCGACTGGCTGGTGGCCAAGGCCACGCACACCATCGACGGCAGCGGCGGTTTCGTTACCGCCTTAGAGCTTGAACGCGGCGGCGAAGCCAGCGCAGAACCATCGGCTTGAGGTAGCGCGTGGCAGCACCTGCGATCAGGAACAACGCAGCGTGTGGGAGTGTCGAACCGCACGCAGCTTCAACGCTCGGGGTTGGGTAGGTTGCCTGCCAGATCGCCAGCGCGATCAACGCAGTGGACAAAGGGCGCCCCGTTTCCGTAGGCGCCCTTTCTGTTTCGTTCTGTGCGAAGCGGTGATGCTCCGCGTGTGGGCACTGCATCTGCACGTCACCCGTAAACACCTGGCCGATCACGGCCCCTTCAAACACGGTCTGACTCTTGCAAACGCACGTCGCCGCACCACGCTCCACACCTTCACCGCAACTCATAATCCATCACACCGTATAGCGCGCCACACCGGCGCCTCTTGCGATGTGAGTTAGCGGCCTGAATAGAGCGCGGCGTGAGCGTTATCGGCTGGGCTTCTTTGTTGCTTTAGGCGCCTTGACGACGATCTTCTGCCCACGCAGATCCACATCGCCGCTGATCTGCTGGCCGATGCTGGTGTTTTCAAATGAAGTGCGGGGCGCCGCCCCTGTCGCCGCCGGCGTAACCCCGCGCAGCGCAGCCATTACTGCCGCACGTGCCGAAGGCGACGCCGTGCGCCACGCATCGAGCAGATCCGCGTCGGGTTCGGCCAACCGCTCGCGGTTGCCGGTCAGCACATACACGATATCCGCGCCGAGTTCGTAGGCGGCGGTCAGGTAGGCCGCGCTCGCTCCAACGCTGTCCACCTCGTAGAAGATCTGTGTGCGCTTGGTGACACCGCACGCCACACCCATGGCCTCCTGGGTAAGGCCCAGACGCTTCCTTTCTTCTTTCAGCCTAAGACCCACACTCACGCTCAAACCTCCTTGACAGGTGAAACATCTTTCACTGAACATAGTGAAAAATATTTCACTGCTCGCTTAACACGGGAAAACGGGATGACTGCCACACGACGCACAACTCTGCCGAAACTGCGCACGCCGGAAGAAGCTCGCCAGCACCTGCGCGACATGGGCATCACCGTCGTTGCTTTCGCTCGGCAGAACAACCTTGACCGTCACTCGGTCAACGATGCGCTGCGTGGCGTTGGCAAAGGCAACTTCGGCAAATCGCATGACGCGGCTGTCGCGCTTGGCATCAAACGCGACCCCAATTCTTGCACAGTTCCCGCCACTTCCCGTCAGTCACCCGCAGCGCGTGGCAAGAGCGGTAAAGCTTCGCCAAAGACCACCGCAGCCAAGAAGGCGCCCAAGGCTCGGAGCAAGGCATGAGTGCCGCCGTTGGACAGCGCGCCGTGTTCCGCTGCCCTGCCTGCAATGCCCGGCTGGTAAAGCGCACCAGCGCGTTGCAACACCCGTTCCTGCGCACTGAGGCATATGTCTGCCCGAACCCCATGTGTGGTGCTACCTACACCGGCAGTTCGGAACTGACCAACCTCGCCAGCCCCAGCGGCCTCCCTAGCGCTCCAGCCTGCGAGCTGCCGCCGACACCCTACTACCAGCGGACGATGCTGCAGACGCGCTGGAAGCAGGATCAGGGCGAACTGCAAACGGACTGGATCGACGCCATCGAAGCGCGTCCACCGGACGGCGGCGATTCGCCCGCCGTCTGATTCACCTTTCCCCTTCCACAACGAACTGACCTGGCGGCTGCGGCCGCCGGCTAGGGAGTGCTGTGCATGATGCGACACAAAACCCAGCGTGACGGATGGTCTACCGCCACCCAGCCGAACTTTGTCACCAGCCCGAGTGGCGTTGAATACGTTCCGTACACCGAGAAGGCCCGCAAAGCGGCCGAGCTGCGCGCCCTGGTCGAAGCCCACATCGCCGCCGGTGGCGACTACCAGCAGCTGCCGTCCAGTGCTGCCGAACGGGTGTCCGTATGAACCTGTTCGCAGCTGAATCCCGTTCCCACACTTTCCGTCATTTCCCCTTGACTTCGCCGGGCAGGGAGAGCATTGTCTGCCGCACGGAGCCTAGAAACTCCAAGTCAGCGGCATCCGCGCCCGAAAGCATCGCGGTTTTTTTGCGCCTGCAGTTCGTGCGCGCCGACGTTTTTCTGCGTCGGGAGGGCGGCAGCCATACAACACCCGTAAGGGGAAAACTGCCCGCCGGTCTGACTCCGGTTTCTAGCCTCCCGACACCCTCGGTGCGACGCCTAGAAACGTCTCCCCGAGATTTCAATCTCAAGTCAGGAGACGTCCCCGTGACCCACGGCGCCCCTTCCACGCCCGGCAATCCTTCCGCGCGTCAAATCTCGCTCGCCTTCGGCCTGATCGCCGACACCCTCGAATGGCCCAACGATGCCTACCAGGCATTCATTGCGCGCCTGATCGCCGTCGGCGTGTGCCCGCTCGCCATCACCCTGGGCGACATTCTCACGGCCTACACGGCCACCTGCGACGCCCGTGGCGGCGCTCCCAGCACCGACGACAAGGCGGTGCACTGATGGCGGGTGCATCCAATGTGGTGATCCCCGATGCCGCCATGCGTCCGGTGATCGTGCTGGAAACTCAGGTGCCGGGCTTTGGCCTGCGCGCGTCCTTCGACCAACGCGGCGTGCTGTATCTGGCGTTGATACACGTCGAATCGGACGCGGCCGCAACCGTCTCCGCGCACAAGTCCAAGGATGTGCAGCGCGCCGCCACCGAAGGCATCCAGACAGGAACCGTGGTCTACCTGCTCGCCAAGGGCGAGGCCGACCGCTTCTTCCAGTGGTTGCGTAGCGGCAACGCCTATCCGGGCGGGGTGAATTGATGGGCAGCCAGAACGGTCATCTGCCGCCGCACCGCAGCCCGCCGCCCCCCAATGCCGACCCACACGGGCACCTCATCAGCGCCGACGACGTGACGCGCCTCTGGCGCATTTCCTACGCAGTGGAGCTGATCGCCGTCCTGCCTGCGGAGGCGGCAAAAGTGCTGGGTATCACGGCTGACCACACCTCGGCCGTGGCCGAGTACATCACCGATGACCTGCGCGGAATTCTCGCCCGCTCCAAACCGGCCGACGAATAGCCCCACACCAGCCATGGCGGCGCACCACCGCCGCCATGGGTAAACAGGAGAGAACCATGCACATCCCTTTGAATGCCGGCAGCACCCCCTAAGTCGACCAAACCCCATTCCCGGCGGCGCACCACCGCCGTCGGCGAATGCCAGGAGAGAACCATGCACCACCATCACGCCGCTACTGCGGCTCGCCAAGGCTGAAATGGCATGCAGGAAGAAATCCGCCAGCAGGTCCTGTCGCGCATCGAGCGCGACTATGGCCTCAAGCATCGCAGCGGCACCGAGTACATGCGCGGGGGCAAGTGCCCCCACTGCGGCAAGAAGGAGCTATACACCAGCTACCAGACGCCGTCGGTGCTGCGCTGCGGGCGGCAGGCCAAGTGCGGGCAGGAGGTGCGCGTACGCGACCTGTACGACGACCTGTTCGACGACTATTCCAAGTCCAACCCGCAGACGAAGGCGGCGCCGCACGCGGCCGCTGATGCGTACCTGGCCACCGGCCGCGGCTTCAATACCAAGGCGCTGAAAGGCCTGTATACGCAAGAGTCCTACTACGACCGCGCCAAGCGCGAAGGCACCGCTACGGTTCGCTTCCCACTGGTGAAGGGTGGTTGGTGGGAACGCCTGATCGATCGCCCCCACCGCTTCGGCAAGATGAAGGCGCGATTTGCCCCCGGCGAGAGCTATGCCGGGGTGTGGTGGAGCGCGGGCGCGAAGGATCAACTGCGTACAGCGCGCCAGGTGTGGATTGTGGAGGGCATCTTCGACGCCATCGCGTTACTGCAGCGCGGTGTCTGCGCCGTCGCGGCCATGTCCAGCAATGCATACCCCGAGCTTTCGCTCAAGGAACTGCGCGACGCCCGCCCCAACGACCTGCCGACGCTGGTGTGGGGTCTGGACAACGAACCGAGCGCCCGCGCCTACACCGTCAGGCATGTGCGCCGGGCCGAGAAGCTGGGCTTCACCTGCAAAGCGGCGCAGATCGAACAGCCGGGCGACAAGAAGACCGATTGGAATGACCTGCACCTGCGCGCCCAAGCTACGGAGGACGGCGATGCTGTCTGGCAGGCGGACGTGGACTTGGCTCTGCACAACGGCGCGCTGCTGCTGGCCAAGACTGCCATGGAGAAGGGCCTGATCATCTACGGGCGCGAGCAGCGCACACAGTTTCACCTGGACCACCGCAACCGGCTCTACTGGTTTGAATTCGACCCGGTGCGGTTCGACAAGCTGTGCCGCGAGCAGGCCACCCGCAAGGAAGACATCGAGGAAGACCTGGACGAAGAACAGGTGGAGAAGATCCGCCGCGCCTGCTGCAACGTGCGCGAGATCGCCAACTGCTTCCCCAAGGCGCTGTACTACCAGCGCAACGAAGTCACCGACGATGCCTGGTACTACTTCCGCGTGGAGTTCCCGCACGATGGGGCCGCTGCTACCGGCACCTTCACATCGTCGCAGGCCCTCAACGCCCCGTCATTCCGCGACCGCCTGGGCCACATTGCGCGCGGTGCCATCTTCGACGGCACTGCCAGCCAGCTGCTGCAAATCATGAAAATCCAGCTGGACAACATCAAAGAGGTCCACACGGTCGATTTCGTGGGCTACACCCCCGATCACCAGGCGTACATCTTTGGCGACCTGGCCGTGCGTCACGGTGAGATTGCCCAAGCCAACGCCGAGGACTACTTCGACTTCAAGAAGCTGCGCATCAAGACCACCCAGCGCTCCATCCGCATGGACATTCAGCGCGACCACGACAGCTATCGCACCGATTGGTTGCAGTGGTTGTGGACCTGCTTTGGCACCAACGGCATGGTCGCCTTGGTGTTCTGGTTCGGTTCGCTGTTCGCCAACCAGATCCGCAGCACGCACAAGTCCTTCCCGTTCTTGGAGGCCACCGGTGAGGCCGGTGCCGGCAAGACCACGCTGCTGACCTTCCTGTGGAAGCTGCTGGCGCGCAGCGATTACGAGGGCTTCGATCCGGCCAAGTCGTCCAAGGCCGGCCGCGCCCGCGCGATGGGGCAGACCTCGGGTATGCCGGTGGTGCTGCTGGAAGCCGACCGCGATACCCCCGACAAGGCGCATTCCAAGTCGTTTGAATGGGACGAATTGAAGGACTACTACGGCGGCGGCACGCTGGCCACCCGTGGTGTCCGCAACGGCGGCAACGAGACCTACGAGCCGCCCTTCCGGGGAACCATCGTCATCAGCCAGAACGCGGCTGTCGATGCCAGCGAGGCGATCATGACCCGTATCGTCAAGCTGCATTTCCGCAAACCGCATGCCACCACCGAGAGCCGCCAAGCGGCCGATAACCTCAATGCTCTGCAGGTCGAGGATCTGAGCTATTTCCTCATCAAAGCCGTGCGCGCTGAGGAAAAGGTGCTGGAGAAGTTCGGGGAGCGCGTGCGCTTCTACGAAGCAAAGCTGCGCGAGAACAAGGAACTGCGCATGGAGCGCCTCATCAAGAACCACTCGCAGATGCTGGCGCTGCTTGATGGCCTGCGCCTGGTGGTCGACATCCCAAAGGAGATGGTCGAGGAAACCCGCCAGAAGCTGGTGGCGATGGCCTTGGAACGTCAGTCGGCGATCAGCGCTGACCATCCCCTGGTCAACGAGTTCTGGGAAACCTACGACTACCTGGAAAGCATCGGCAACGGAGAGCGGCCAGTGGTCAACCACTCGCGCGACCCACAGCGCATCGCTATCAACCTAAACGACTTCCTGGCCAAGGCCTCGCACCACAGCCAGCCAGTGCCGGACCTCAAGTTGCTGCGAACGTACTTGCGTGACTCGCGGCGCCACAAGCTGCTCGACCCCAATCTGACCGTCAACAGCAGCATCAGAACCAACATGAGCGGAGCCGGCGTAGCCGTTCGCTGTTGGGTGTTCCAGAAGTAAGTGTCAAAGCGGGCCGGCGGGAGGAGCACCACCTCCAACCCCAAGGCCATCCACCAACGAAGTTCAGGAGAGAACCATGCAACAGATGACAGGCCAAGCCATGACCACCCTCGCAAAGTCGCTGGATTCCAGCACCGGACCCGGAGCGGAGGCTATCACGGGTGTGCGGGACTGTGGAAATGTTCCACACGCTCCCAACAGCAGCGCGACCATCACCGTTCACGTTACCCACAACAAGGTGATCGCCACGGTTGAATTGTGTATGGGGACACCGAAGACCGCGCAGTGTGTCTTCGAGCGGCGGCGCGGAAGCCAGGCCGGCTGGGTCCATACAAAGGGGGCCGAGTTCAGCGACATAACGGACTGGATCTCGCCCGAACTGGCTAGGCTGGCCAACGCAATCCCGTTCCCGCATGACGTTGCAAACATGCTGCCAGGGCGCCGTGCGAGCGTCGAGGCGGTCAACCTGGCCGCGCAGGAGGTGGCCAATGGCTGATTTCGCCGCCCTGCTCGCCGCGTGCCTGCTGCTGCCCACTGCCGGCGCCACCATGCTCAGAATGTGGCAAACGCGCCCACCGCGCCGCCGCCATAGCGGTCTGGCCGTGGGCCAGATCCCGCAGGCGCTGCGTCGCCGTGCCCCTATGGCCGTGCGCCGCGCTGGGGGTGCTGCATGAACCTTGACCGTGTGATTCAGGTTGCCCTGCAGGCAAAGCGCATGGGAAGCACCGGCCCCTTGTCCACCGGCGAGGCGCTGACCGCCGCCCTGGTGCTGAACCGCTGCGACTGGCTTGCGGAGATGGGATACACCATTGCCCAGGCATTGGACCGGATCGACTGCGACACGATTCAACACCTGGGCGATGCCGCACGCAGCATCGCGGGGGATTCCTACCATGGCTGAGGTCTTCGAGATTCGCCACGCCGGCCTGTTTGCCGGCCTCGGTGCCGGCGCCCGTGGATTCAATAAGGCGCGTCCCGACATTGGTTCGGCGAAGGCCAGATTCCGCTGCATCGGCGGTATCGATGTGGACCCTGCGGCGATCGCCGACTTCGGTCGCCTCGCTGGCGTTCCAGGCACTGTGATGGATCTGTTCTCGCTGCAGCAGTACCGCGCGTTCTGGGGCTGCAACCCGCCGCCGGGCTGGCGTGAGGCGGGCACGGCCGACGTGCACCGCGCGTTCGGTC